CTATAATTGTAGGGGCTTGCGGAACGACCGTAGCAGACCCATCTTCAGCAGTAGAGATTCAGGCATTGCTTGATGCTGGAACAGCTAAACTTATCGAAGACATCCGATTTGCTCTCCCTGCTGGCTCGCCAGTAACGGTGGACTCACCTATCGGTTGCGGTACTCCAATACGTATCAACGAAGACCGTACTGCTACGCTCTACGATGCTAACGTGACTGATGCTAACTCAACCTTTTGGGATGACGTTAACAACAGCCGTATCGGTTGGATCATGGCTTACTCTTGTGACTCAGGAAAGATTGTATGGATTGACCCAGCGGTTGGTATCACTACCTCTGCACAGTTCATCATCCCTGAGCAGAACAACGAACTACAACGCTACGAAGTAACCTTCGCATGGCGTTCTAAGTCTATCCCTGCTCAGTTACCAGCACCAGCCGGAATCTTCGTTTGATGAGCATCGACCAAACTCTAATTAATAGCACTACTCCTTCCTCGGCAGGGGTGGTGCTGTTTGCGTTTGGAAAACGAGGGTACTACTGGGCTGCTTATAACTTAGCATTCAGTATCAAATCATTCAACCCAAGCATTCCTATCACGCTCTTTGTAGATAACTACGTAACGGCTACCTCGTCATGTGACCTTCATCGGTTTATTGACGAGATTAAAGAGGTTGACAATAACGACCTATTCACAGAAGGGAAGTTCGATCCGGGTAAACTCAAAGTGAGCCTGTACGACTACCTACCCTACAAGCATAATCTATACCTTGATGTTGATGCTATCGCTGTCAAGGACATCACACCGCTATTGGATGAACTGGTGGCAACGGGCAGACCTTACGTGAGTCATTGCGTAGGCTATCATACCATCGACCAAGGGCGAGCGATACCTTCCATGCAGTGGGCATGGGCTGATGATATTTGGGAACGGTACAAGCTGGATGCTGACGCAGTCCTTCCGGCTATCAACAGCAGCCTACAATTCATCACGATGGGGAAAGAGGCAGCCAAGCTATACGACATCGCCAAGACGCTCTACACGACTAATCAGATACCAACAGAGAAGCTGAGGATGAAGTGGGGCGGTGGGCAGCCTGATGAGTTATACATGAATATTGCTCTTTGCCTTGCTGGCATCGATCCCGGCTATAAGAACGAAGGACGGATTAAAGGCTCAGAGAGCGGATTTATTCACTTTGCTATGCAGCGAGGTATGACTTTCCAAGAGGTGACCGATAACTTCTACCTTCAGTCATACTACGGAGGGGCAGGATTCACACCACGGTTCTACACCGAATGGCTGGATAGGCTGCTAAAGATTAACATGAGGAAGATTAACCTTCACCATGAATTTACTATTGTACGAATTACTGAACAAAAACACGCTGATGCTAAACGATAAGAAAAGGGTTGGAAGACCAAAGAAGGAAGTAATTGTCACCACCCCTACATTCAACGAGCTAGCCCGTCACGGGTGGAACTCAGAAGACGAGGTCGGTAAGTTCATCGGTTCGATGATTAAGATGAGTCGTGTAATGACCGTGCTGGAAGTAGGAGTATTCGAGGGAGAGACATCGAAGTCCATGATTGAAGCACTACCTAACGGCGGTCAGTACATCGGTGTTGACATCAACGATTACAGGGCAGAAGATACCAAGGCGATGATGGAGAACACCAACGGTAAGGTGATTGAGTTCGTTCTCGGTACTTCAATCAACAAGTGCGCTAAGATGGAATCCAATCACTTCGATCTTATCTTCGTTGACGGTGACCATTCGTGGGCTAACATACTACCTGAGTTCAAGGTACTTGAACGGTTACTTTCCCGTGGTGGTGTTTTCGTCTATCACGATACCATCCACCTTGATGACCCTCGCCACCTTGTTGAGTACGCTAAGTCATTCGGTTACAACACGGTTACATTAAACACACCCGAAGGTCGGGGATTGTCCATTCTACATCGTAACTTCGCATGATATGAAAGCTCTGAAGACATCAACGAAATCTATCAAAGGCTGTGGCGGCAAGAAATGCGGCAGCAACTGGGCTGGTGCGACAACCGGAACAGCACTTAACGACTTGAAAAAAGCAGCATAAAAGATGGCACTATCGGTAGAGGAGATTAACAGAATAGTAGGCAAGTTCGCAGCACGTACCAAGGCGCATAAGAACGCAGAGGCACAGTCAGCGACTAACTATATCAGCAAGCGTAAGGTCGGAGTCTTGCCCTATCCTGAGTATTGGGATGGGTATAACTTCGCAGCTATGCTCTATGACTCCATCCTGCCTCATGCCCGTGCTGATGTGTACCCGGAGCATCTTCTATCTGTTCGTGCGCCGAATCAGACAGACGCACAGGCGGAGTACATCAAGGCGAACTACAAGCCATCGACACTCAATGTGTTTGAGGACTTTCGGTCAACTATCTCTCGTGCCTTTGCTGATCAGAACTGGAGCATCAAGTACAACGCTGAGACAGATGAGCGGTTCGGTGAGGATACCTTCCAGCACTTCGTGAATAACGAAATAGAGAAGTTCGGCTCTTTGGAATCGTTTATCAAATCACTACTACCAACATTGAAGCTGATTGACCCGAACGGTATTATTGCCATCGAGCCGGAAGACTTCGACATGGAACTGGTGGAAGGCGATAACGAAGAGTTAGCCCTATCGAACAACCTTATCAAGCCGATGCCATCCTATTACTCGTGCAAGCGTATTGTAGGGCAGGAATTGGATGAATGGTACTTAGTCCTCGATGAAGATAAGTCAGTCGTTAAGAACGGCTCAAAGAGCGAAGAGAGCGGAATCATTCTCGAACTGTATGATGATACCAACATTTGGAGAATAGAACAGATCGGAAAGAAAGCCGACTTCACCTTCTCTGAGCCGGTGCTTTACTTCCAGCATGACCTCGGCTACGTGCCGTGCAAGAAGCTGATGGGTACACCGCAGATGATAGGTAGTGAGTTGCTCTTTCAATCGCCATTCACTACTGCCGTTCCTTTGCTTGACCAAGTGGTACTCGATGAGTCCTACCTTCAGATGAGCAAGGCTACCTCTGCATTCCCATTCATGGTTGCACTCGGTGAGATATGCGAGTTCACAGACCGTGAAGGTAACCGATGTGACTCAGGTCAGGTGTTCAACGCTATCGGTGGAGGTTACATGACCTGTCCATCTTGCAGCGGTGCTGGTGTTAAGAGCCGATTCTCTCCAACAGGAATGCTACTCGTTAAGCCGAAGACATCACTTAGCGAAGGTGACAGCGGTCTATCAGGTGACTACATGAAGTTTGTATCACCTCCGATGGATACGCTCGACTTCCTGAGAAAAGAAATAGACAGCCATCTTGCCAAGTCAAGACAGATACTTCACCTTCCATCTTCGGACTCGTCAGGAACGATAGGAGAGGCATCAACAGCGACAGGCTCACTCAATAAGATGAGAGCGTTATACGCATTCGTTAAGCCTATCTCTGACCAGCTATTCTCCATCTACGAGTTCTGCTTGGTTACAATGGGTAAGATGCGTTATGGTGAATACTTCGGAGGTGTGACGTTAGTCTATCCAACGTCCTTCGATATCAGTACACCATCTGACTACCTAGCTCTAATCAGCGAAGGTATCAAGGCTGGTGTGCCTCCTGCTGTTACCTATGCCAACGTGTACAACTACATCAAGGCGGTCAACTACACAGACGATCAGAGTTCTGCTATCTATGAATTAATTGTCAATGCTGACGAGTTACTGCTTATGAGTAGTGCTGATGTGCTGGCTCGTATCGGAAACGGAACGGTTGAAAAATGGCAAGACGTACTCCACCAATCAGCACCTCAACTTATCATGGAATTGATGAGGGATTATATCCCAACAGCAGACAACCCTACCTTCATCACTCTACCTATGTCGGAGCAAGTCACGCTCCTTCGTGAGGCAGCAGTAAGCAAGGTGCGTGAGGTATTAGACCCAATCCAGCAAGCCCAACAAAACCTACTGAGTGGCATCGTTTGATGAGTTAGTCAAGAAGAAGATTGCCCTGTTTGAGGCAACACCTGAGAACCTTGCTACCGATGCAGTGAAGGTTCAGCTAAAGGTATGGAGGGAACTTGCCCCATTACTCAACTCCTTTGATGTCGATGCTGATGGTAATATCTTACAGACCGATGACAACATTAAAAGAATCGGAGCGATAGGCGAGAGGCTGAATAAGCTACTTGCTGGGGCAGAGTACCAAGACGCTGTTAAATCGTTCCTGAATGGCATTGACGAGGGGATACAACTAACCAACGACATAGCCAAGAAGTTCGACCAATCGTTTGAGCCAACGTCAGCACAGAAAGCACTACTACAACTCACCAAGGCGAATGCTATCGATGCCTTCATCGGCTCAGGACTTCGCAACAGAGTTACACTTCCATTCCTTGAGCAGTTAACATCTAATGTGGCGGCCCGTGCGCCACTCAGAGAGGCTGTCAAATCGCTTGAAACGGTGCTGCTTGGTAACGACAAGGCTGACGGTAGATTGTTAGCTAACATCAAGACAACGGCAACCACAGCACAGGCTATCTCAGACCGTGCCTATTCAGTCGTAGTGGCTGAGAAATTAGATATTCAGTTCTTTCGTTATGCAGGGGGTGAGATACCAACGACACGACCGTTCTGCCAACACCGTGAAGGAGAAGTCTTCCATAGAAAAGAGATAGAGGCATGGGGTGATGGTAAGAACTCAGGAGGGCTGACCGATATCAAAGGCGGTACATGGGAGGGTGAGATAGCAGGAACGGATTCAAAGAGTATTTTCACCTTCCTCGGTGGATGGAATTGTCGGCACGTCTTAATCCCTCTCGAACTTAAGAGAGTGCCACCCGAAGTCATTGCCCGTACAACGGCTGAAGGATTTATGTAACTATACTACACAATCAAATAATTCGTAACTTCGTCAAGTGAAGATAATCGTCATGCCTGACGGCACAATCAAGAAAGCATCCCCAATGGTTGCTGAACTGCTGTTCAAGAACGGCGGTAGAGAAATTGAACTTAAACCAATTGAATTAAACTATGGCACTCAAAGAGAACGAAGCACAGGAACTATTGAAATTCCTAAACCTAAGCGAAGCAGAAACAATAGACGAGGCAAAGGAGAAGTTCTCCGCAGCGTGGATTAAGTCAGAGGAACTGTCCTCTAAGATAGGACGTGTAACGGGCAGTATCGCCAACGTAGCCCGTAAGTCATTCGAGCCGTTCGGAGTTGTCCTGACAGAGGAAGACTTCAAGGATAAGAAGATTGAAGACGTTATCCGTGGTGCGTCAGAGAAGGCTAAAGAGTCATTCGAGGCACAGCGTGAAGAGTGGGAGAAGAGAGCATCAGGGAACGGTTCTGAGGCTGTTATCCAAGAATGGGAGAAGAAGTACAAGATGCTTGAAAAGAAGTCAGTAGAACTTGACGGAGCGAGGCAGGATGCCATCACCCAGTTCGACCAGTACAAGGAGAAGGTGAAGACTGATCAGAAAGCATCTACCATCAACTCCGTATTCGAGAAAGAACTATCAGCCATCAAACTTGACCCATCGGTGAGTGAGATTACTATTCGTGGTTTCAAGTCTGTGATTGCCGATAAGTACGTCATCGACCTTGAAGAGGACGGCAGCCCTATCATGAAGGATAAGACATCAGGAGAACGGTTGAAGTCAACGGCTAAAGCTGGGCAGTTTCTTGGTATCTCTGAGGTGTTACTCAAAGAGGCTACCGATGCTGGAATTATTCAGAAGAACCCTCATGCAGGGAAGACGTTTGGCAATAACTCAAAGCCAACGTTTCAGCAAGGACAAGGGACAACGGCAGCGGATCAGAAAGTTCGTACGGTCAACCCTCGTTTCATGGGAATTTAACTATATTTGAATCGCTTTGTGGATTGTGGTTTAGGAGGGGCAGCAGAAATGTTGCCCTTTTTTTTTATTTGTAATTGAAAAATCTTTATCTTTGAAGTAATGAATGAGGAAGCATTCAGTGAAGATATTTAGGGTTTCTGTACTTTGCCTTAATTAGAGTCTTGACTGCTTCCTCAGTCAGGACTTTTTTTATTGGTTTCAGTCCAGCGTACAATTAACCAGTCTATCCAACAGACGAAAAACGTAGCGAGTCTTATTTCTATTGCAACACACTTAGACCAGAACCTATACAAGGGGGTAACTGGCGCAGGATAACGAGAGTTAGTGTGTTACCCGTTTCAACCTGATGGGAAACTTGATAGAGTTAGGACAGCATTCACAGGATTAAAAGGTGAATGGAGCAGGATGCTAAATATCCTGTTTAAACCTTGCTATGGATTGTATCTAACTTTTATTTATCTTTACATCGCAATTAAGACAGCAAGTAGTCAATCGTGACTCTAACACGATACAAGTAGGTGAATCGGTCAACCTTGAACAGACCGAATCCAACACTTAAAGACGAACTAAAATGTCTATCTCTCGCTTACTTTCAGAATGCCCGAACATCCAAGCACCACTTGGTCAGCTTTTTATTGAGGTTGGTCAACGTGAAGCACTTCCATTCCTTGAGTACATCAACTCACCTGAGAATGTGAAGATGATTAAGATGCAAGTTGCACCCGGTGGTGGTAAACTTCGCACGGTTGAAGCACGCTGGATTCAGCGTCTACCGGAAACAGAAGTAGTTGAAGGTGCTGACATCAGCAACTGTACTGCGACTAACCTGTACGGTGACTCAACAACTACTTACACACTTGAAACAACTGATACCTATCAGGCATCACAGTTGATCTCAGGTGCTGACATCGCTCGTCATTGTCAGGATAACTCAGTCTACTTCTTGGAAAGCGTTATGCGCTTGATGGATGTAGTAGACCGCAAGGTTGCTTCTGCTGCTGCCACTCAGGCTGTTGCTGCTATCGGAGCATGGGGTACTGACGTTGAAGGTTTCTTCACTATGGACGGTGACTGTATCCAAGTTGCAACAGTAGCATCAACTGGCATCATCAATGAGTTCGCTCTTGCTGATATCACTCAGGCTACACAGATGGCTAACTACCCTGCTGCTCCTATCGCTTTCGGTGGTGCTGCAATGCAGCGTTACGCTAACGCTGTGAAAGCTGGCTGCTGCTCTCAGAATGGACTTGACCTTTTGGCTATCAGCCAGCAGAACGGGTTTGGCTTCGCTTACGATAGCCGTCTTGCTACTGCTCAAGGAGATCAGTCTCATGCCTTGGTAACTACTGCTGGAGCGATCCAATGGTTGTCTTACAACCTTGCTGAGTGGAACAACGGCTTCCAGCCTTCCGCTGGTGCTGGTTACTCTCGCACAATCGCTTTCACGGCTGCTGGTGTACCAGTTGACTTGACGTTGAAGGATGACTGCGGTAACCTTTCCGTTATCGTGACTGCTGTTGGCAAGATTGTAACTCTTCCAACTGACATCTACGAGGCTTCGGATAAGCTGGCTGGTGTGAACTACGTCAATTGTGTGAAGGTTGTAAATGCCTGAATGACCGAGTTGAATCTGCTAACAGAAGACGGTAGCGATTTGACCACGGAGAATAACATCAACCTACTTGTATAGGAATAAGGGGTGGGCTAACTGCTCACCCTTTTTTATTTATCTTTGACCTCATGTGCTACACTTCACTACTTGGATTAAGAGGCTGTAATCAGACCGAGCCATCAACAGGGCTGTACATCGATAGTTTAGGCATCAACACCACCCTGCTCGGTCAGCTTATCACAGACCAGTACGTGAGCGGTGTTGACTTGTTTGAAGATAAACGGGCATTCGCTTGGAGGAAGTTATCCGGTGATATCCTGACTCGTCTATCGCCGTCTATGAAAGCTGATACCGTTATCGATGGCAAGCGAGTAGGTCAGGTGCTTACTGATGCGACCAACATAGATGCTGCTCTCGGTGCTGGAAAGTACGGAGGTGTCAGATTGAAGATTGACCCCAACTCAACTTCGTTTCTGAATCTCTATCTCTCTGACTTTAGCATCGCTCTTCCGGCTGCATCTACCAACGTCAATGTGTTGGTGTTCGACATGACAACGCTAAAGCTGGTAGGTACATTCGTGTACGCTACGGGCAGCGTTGAGCAGTTTATCGGCAAGACCTACAAGGCGAAGCGAAGGAAGTTAGACTTAGCATTTGTTTACGAGTCGACAGCAGCAACGTATAAGATGATCACTAAGAAAGGTGCTTGTACTGACTGCGGAGGTAGATTGAAGGAATCGCATATCTGCCCGTTCGTTGATGCTATCGGCATTGAGTTAACGACTGACGGAACGAGTGTACTTACCTCAACGGCTAAGAAGTACACCCAAGGAATGAGCATGGTCTACAACGTGAACTGTGACCGAGAAGGGTGGCTGTGTTCTATCGGTGGGCTGATGGCTCTACCGCTTGCCTACGCTACCGCTGTTGAGATATACAACTACGGACTAACAGCCAGCCAATCAAAGAGAGTTAACACGGCGGTAAGTGTCACACCGGAGGCATTAACTACGGCTCGTGACATTGCCGAAACAAGATACATGGACGAGGTTTCAGCAATGCTTCAGAACATGAGGCTACCTGATGACCGTCATTGCTTCGACTGCAATCGTAATATGAAATACGTCACTGCCCTACCATGACAATAGCCGAGTTCCAACAGAGGTCAGAAGCGATAACGGAGGCATGGAGTACGAACTTCATACCACTGTATCGTGCTGTTGAGGATTTGAAGGGCTTGATGTTTCTGAGAATATTCGGTGAGGGAATGACAGGAGGGAGTAACTCAGCAGGAGATAAACTACCTACCGTGCCTTATTCAACAACTCCTATCTACGTATCACCATCATCGGTCAAGAACGCACCATCATCATTCAAGAAAGGGAAACGAGGTACACCGATTCAATCACTATACTTCCCAAATGGCTATGCTCAGTTAAAGAGTCAGACATCAGCAGTGCTGCCTTTGCAATTAACGGGTGCATTGAAGTTCGGTTTTCAGAGTAGTGGAATAGAGAACAACGGGCTTCAATCATCTATTACTATTATCTCATCTGAACTTGGTAAGGTTGAGGGCTTGGAAAACAAATACGGTGCTATCTTCGTGCCGACAAACGAAGAGATAAACGAGTTCGAAATATCGCTATCTGAGTTCATCACAGAAGCGTTCAACAAAGGTCTGCAATGAATCTACTATCTGAGATAATAAGTCGCTTAAATCAACGCATTGGGGTTGCTAATATCTTCGATAAGCAGTTCGGGTTATGTGAACTTAATGCCAACGGAAACGACAAGGCATGGATTCACTACATCGGTGACGGGCAGGGCGAGGTAGTGACCAACTTCGATGCCAAGCAGGGAACAATCTTCTGGGCGAAAAGAGGCAAGGTCAACATCAGCATCATTGACTCTCTTAAGGTATCAGGCTGCAAGAAGATGTATCAGACCACTTTCCCTCTGACGGCTTACGCTGTTGTCCGCAAGTCACACCTACCATGCGACTCAGAAGATGCTCAGGATTGGATTGCCTCACGGGTCTTCAAGCTGACTTCCGGAATGGACTTCGGCTTCAAGGCTTCTATCGGGGTGATGTCTTACGAGGTGATACCTAACGGCTACGCTAACGAGATTAAATCACTGACTCAGAACTACGAATGGGCTTGTGTGAGTATTGATATTGACGTTCAGATAGTGAGTAGTGCGGATGATGGGTGCTACGATACTTGCCAAACGGGTGAGATACCACTACCGCCAAACTACGCACCATGTACACCGTGCCTTACCGAAGTAGCTGTTGATGGGGTAACGATAACCGGAAATGGAACGGTAGCTGATCCGCTTGTTGCCATCGGTGGCGGTGGTGGTGGCTCTATCAGAATACAGAACGAGGGTGTAACATTAACGAATGCAGCTACTAATATTGATTTCATTGGCAACGCTGTCAATGCTACACTTAATGCACCGGGCGATGTTCACGTAAACATTAATCAGGTGCAATCTGATTGGAACGCTGCGAGTGGATTGGGCGAGATACTTAACAAGCCAACATTGAACGCTGGCACTGTCACTTCGGTATCGGCTACCGTTCCTGTTGCGTTATCGGTTACGGTTACCGACCCAACTACCACACCAGCTATCGCCATCACGGCTGCTGGTGTAGCTTCACAGTACATCAGGGGTGATGGTCAACTCGCAACGTTACCAAGCAATGCAAGCGGTGGTTCTGCTGTTAGCTACTACCTTAACGGTGGTACTGCTGCCTCTGTCGCTACCTACTTTCAGATGAGCCAAACGGCTGTTATCGGAACGGGGGTAGACTTCAGCAAGGCAGGAAACGGGCTGATCAGTCAATGGCTGACAGATGCCAACGACCCTAACCGATTGGAGATACCAGCAGGAAACTGGAACTTCGAGATATTCATGTCCGCTTCCTCCGCTGGTGGCACTCCTGCGTTCTATGTTGAATTGCTGAAGTATGACGGAGTTACATTCACCACCATCGCCAACAGTTCAGCAGCACCGGAGAACATAACGTCAGGTACGGCGATTGATTTATACCTGACTTCACTTGCCATACCACAGACAACGCTACTGGTAACGGATAGGCTTGCGCTTCGGGTGTACATTGTCAACTCAGTAGGAGGTAGGACAATTACAATGCACACGCAGGACAGTCATTTGTGTCAGGTGGTGACTAACTTCGCAGGTGGCATAGCAGCATTGAACGGACTAACTGCCAACACTCAGTATCTTGCAGTAGGAACAGCCGGAACAGACTTCGCTATATCTTCGGTTACAGACATTCATACCTTTAACCTACCAACGGCATCGGCTGCGAATAGAGGTGCGTTATCTTCTGCCGATTGGATTACTTTTAATAATAAAGTATCGGTTGGCAACTCCCCTCTTGCTTGGGCAAAGGCGATGTACCTCACTACAATTAATCAACTTGGAGTACTGTATGTTTCTTCCGTTGATAAACTCTATGTGTGCAACAATAGCAGTAATACCGTTACAATATTCAATGCCACAACAGGTCAATTGCTTTCTACGGTAGCCAATACAGGTGCGCTGTTACCATTCTATTCGCCAACAAGTGGAGAGGTGTATATCACTTCAACTACACTAACCACACTCAACAGGATATCTACTTCAACAAATTCATCACTCGGCACTATTGCAGGGGCTACGGCAAACGGAAACGATGCTATTGAGTATTCGTCAACCAAAATATTCATCCCTTGTTCTAATGCGACAGGCTCAATGCTAGTGCTGAATCCATCTACTAATACGATTAGTGCTACAATAACGACAGGTATGCCCACTTTTCCTGTTGGTATTGCCTTAAATTCAAATGTAGCAAGCCTTCAAAACGGGAAAATAGTAGTATCAGGCAACGGAGGTGTTGCAATATTTGATCCGTCAACTAATGCGATAACAACAACAACCGCAAATCCCTCAACATCTATCAGCGGAGGAAGGTCAATAAGATACATATCTTCACTTGACCAGTATGTAATCGCCAATCAAGGAAACAATAATATAATTGTCCTTAGTATTGCAACAGCTACTACATTCGCTGTTGCTAACACAATATCAAGTGCATTAGGTGTTCAAGATGTTGTCGTTGATGAATCAGCTAATTACATAATAACTACTTTAGCAACAACAACAACTGGACAAGTTGCTTTTCAAGTTTATAATATGGCAAATAAATATTCATTATTCACGATGCCTACAAGCGTGAATGGTTCAGGATCAGCAGCAGGAAGGATTTATTTAGATTCGTTGAATAAACGAGCCTTTATTGTTGGTCGTTCGTCAGGGAGTAATAATGTTGGACTAATCTACTACAATTCATGAGAGTACAAATAGTTAATAACGAAATACTTGCATGGGGAAACGAATGTACAGGAGACGATACCTTTGAAACTCCTATTGATTATTCGCCCGAAAAATACTCCTACACCCCGAATGAGGATGGGTCATTCAATTCAAGTGGTTTCACATTAATAACAATTAACATAGAATAATCATGGCAGGATTAAAGATTTCAGCACTACCAGCAGGAACAGAATTAGCTGATACCGACCTTATCCCTTACGTTGACGTGAGCGATACGTCAGAAGCACCAACAGGAACGACTAAGTACATGGAGAAGTCATTATTGGCGATTCCATCAATAGTCGTAGAGAGTGGCATTTTCGATCCCGCTCCAGTTGAAATTGCAGGGTTAACGACCATAACAGGATATAGCGGAAAATACACCAAGATAGGTGACATTGTAACTGGTGGATGCTTGATAAGAACGATACTAAGTGGAGCATCGGCAAGTTATAATTTTCAAATTCCTATTGAATGTTCGGATGTTTTCGCCAACGGTAAACAAATAATATTCGCCGTTAGCTGCAACACTCCTACTGATGAGTTCACCGAATATGCAATACAATCTGAGACAGGTACTAATCAAGTAGTAGTTACTATCGTAGCTGCTGGTACTGTAACAATTGAGATGTACATCATGTTCACCTATTCTATCACTCTATGAGGATAGACAGCAAAGGCATCAATCTAATCAAGACGTTTGAAGGTATCCGACTCGGTGCTTACCTCTGCCCTGCTGGAGTTGCTACAATCGGCTACGGTTCGACCTATTACCCCGACAAGACGAAGGTAAAGATGGGCGATAAGCTGAAAGATGCAGCGGAAGCGGACGCATTGCTGGTTGTTACCGTGCAACCGTTTGAAAATAACGTCACGGCACTCGTTAACGGCACTCAGATAACGACAAACCAGTTCAACGCTCTTGTTTCTTTTGCCTTTAATCTCGGAACAGCAGCACTCGCCAAGTCAACGCTCCTGAAAAAGGTAAAAGCTAACCCAAACGATCCCTCTATCACCATCGAGTTTATGAAATGGGTTAACGCAGGAGGGGTGAAGCTGGAAGGACTTGTCAGAAGACGTAAGGCAGAGGCTGAGTTGTACTTCACGAAGTAACTTAACAGGAATTTCAACGTAAAGGAGGCATGAAAACCCTCCTTTTTTTGTTGCTCTCAATCACCGCATCGGCTCAATGCACGACTGATAGGTTCGCCCGTCCTTATCTCGCCCTACCATCGTTCTTCGGGCTGTATTTCGCCGACCAATGTATCTCAGGAAGCATCAGAGATACCACTATCTGCGTGAAAGTAGCACGAACGAATCAGGGGCAGATCGCAGCATTCAGTTATTCATCCCCAAGTGGACAGCCAGCCTACGTGACAGCGGTAAAACAGTACAATTCAGCGTGTGTATTCATTGAAAACGGCACTCTGATACCAGCCGGAACGGATACCATCACCGTCTGCTACACGATACAGGCAGCACTCATTGACAACTTCTGCCCATACACCGTCCTCGCTGGTGGGCTTGCTGTTCAATGGTGCGGAATCTATGCGTATCACGCTGACGGGAGCATTAAGATTCGGTTTATGACTTGCTCAAACGCTGGCACAAAGAAGTACGAGGTCATCACCTCAACGGACGCTATCAACTGGACGGCATTAATCAACGTACTACCCGAAGTCGAAACGAAATCAACCGAGAGTAACTACAATATCTGCATCCCATTCAACAGGGGTGGCATGAATTACTTCGCCATCAGGGAGCATGACGTTAACGGCGGTGTTCATGTTTCAGATATCGTGTATTGCGAAGTGCCTTATACGCTCAATCAGGGGCAGGGATTCGATATTCTCGGACGTACCGTGGCTGATTCCAAGTTCATGTACTATGTTGGCTCTCATTAACACTACCTTCGCACCTATGAATCCTGATTACCCTCGTTGGTTGCGTGTACTTATTGCCATCGGCAAGAACTGGAAAGAGACCTTTGGGAGTGTTGCAATTCTCGCTACCTTATATCTGTGGTACTTCGACCAGATAACGCAGGAGAAGGCAGTATTCGGGCTTATCCTGCTTGTTGCTGGAGGATTCATCAATAACACATTTGACTTCATCGGGCTGTTCCGGTACATAGGCAACTATAAGAAAGGAGGTAACGATGCAACTGACGTGTAGAGATACGGTGTATAACGATAACGGCTCTTGGTTTACCTCCGATACCCTCATCCACATTCGTGAGTATAGGGAGGTGATAGCGCACGATCTTGTAAAGCTAAAGCCGACCATAAACCCTGATGGAACGGGTATGCTATACTGGTACATCGGCATCAATGGTGACACTGTCGCACTTAGCCGTGAATTAACTACCTTCGAGTACCAATTACCGAAGATGATACTACCGATACGAGACTCAGATACGATACAGCCGAACGGAGTTAGTCACCCAGCAGCAACAGCATTCGTAGCACATTACCCGACTCACAAACAAGCAGACAGCACCTCAACAGATAGTGCCTTTCACGCTGCTATGTTCCCTGTGCTGGTGCTTATTACGATAGCCTACCTATACCGAAGCATCTCAACGGGAAAATGGGCTTCATTATTTCGTGATTTAGTAGTATAGGGGCTGCTCCCTATGTTGTATCTTGCGAAATAAAATGGCTACTCGTTACATCCTGACAAACTCTCTTGACTTACTCTACATTGTAACTGATCAATCAGGTGCGATACTTAGCAGCAATGACCTATTCAAGGAGTACACCAGCCATATTCAACCTTCCAAGGCAGCCGATGTGATGGCTGATGATACAGACAGGGATTCATTCATTGAAGCTGTCAATAAGGCGAAAGGATCAAAGCCTATCCCGATTCGGTTCTACGCTAAGACAAAGCAGAAGTCCGGCTCTCAGAAGTGGAACTTATGGAACGTCTACTTCATCCTCGGTAGCCTACACTTTATAGGCATTCCAATCACAGACGTTACTTCGATAACATCACACGAATACGAGCGGCAGAAAAAGCTACTTGAAGACTTCCGATTCATGCTATCTCACGAACTTCGCCAGCCGTTGACATCGGTTGCCGGGTTGGTGAAGCTGATGATCGAAAAAGACACACTCGAAGACGAGGGCAAGAACGGTGAACTATTGAATATGATACAGGAGAGCGTACAGCTGTTAGATGACTCTATCCACGCTCTCGTTAACAAGGCAGCACGGGAACTATGAATGCACAGCTACTACCCAAGACCGAACAGGAAGCAGACGAGAGGCTTATTAACGTGGTGTGTAGCTACGTAGCCGAACGAGGAATGCCGATTAAGATAGCCTACCAAGTTCTGAAATGCAACCTGAAAGATAAATCCATGCTCGGAACGGGGCTGCTTAAACTTGCCAAGAAATGACAACCGAACGATTGATACTATCAGCCATCATAGGGCTGCTGCTCCTGATGCAGATAGGAACGTGCAACGAGAAGACAGCACTAGAAGGTGACTATCGACTACTGAACGAACAGGCGAGGCTTATCACCGTGCAGCACATGGAAGATTCATCTGCGCTCTACTCAATGCGAATCAATCAGATGGATGGTAACGTAATAGTAGATGAGATAATGAAGATACGGAAGCCGGTTGAGGTGGTTAAGATTGTCACCCGTACCGTAATCAAGACGGTCATCAAGTTAGCTGATCCTGTCCAGTTCGATTCTACCAACTACCTACGATTGCCACAGACGTTCAGCCAGTCAGATAAATGGATGAGTATAGACGGTGCGATTGACAGCACAGGAACGCTCAGGATTGATTCATTGATAAGTAGTGGCACATTCACCTATGCCGTGGGCGATTCGGTTAGGAGTGGCTTGTTTAACCGTCTGTTCAAAGTATCCGATCCCGTGGTACGGTTACACATCGACAACCCTGCGATTCAATTAACCGGATTTAGCAACGTCTACACACGGAAACAGCGTAAGTGGTGGCAGTCAACAGGGGCTAAAATAGGATTAGGAGTATTGGCTGGAGCTGTCGGTGTAACTTTATTGAAGTAATTATCAGGGCTTTATAAATATAATCACTCTCAACTAAAATAATGTTTGCAGAATCAAAATAAAAGAGTTTACTTTGCCCTATCAATAATTAACCACTCAATAATTCACCCACAATGGCAAAGCAATATCTATCAGGTTACGACATATCGGTAACCGTCAAAATCAACGAGTGCGAATTAGAATGCACCGGATACTACGATATGGGAGAAGACGATGACCGTGATACTCCCGGCACAGGATCAAGTTTCGAGATTGAGAATATGGAACTTATCAAAGGTGACCTTATCGACTTCACACTCTCTAACCCTAACATGGTCGACATCGAAGAACGCTGCATCGACATCATTGAGAACCTTTAATCATTCACCCTTTAATAATCCACAACTATGGCAAAGCCGATCACTTACTTCAAGAATGTAGAAGGCACTAACTTCTATCACTACAACCACCTAACGGGCGAATTGCTCCACATCATCAACGATGGCTGCTACCGTGCTATCATCAGACGGTGTGACTCACAGGCAGCTAACATCGTAAGAGTATACCACCGTGAAGTTGAATACGGTGTACCTTCCGAAATAGCAATCTACGCAGAAGTAAACATCGATGAGTTTGTTAAGGCATTCGACAAGGTGCAGAACTCAATCAACGACACTTCACACGCTGCCTTCGCTTCATTTTAATTTAGTAACCAATTAGTCCAATCAATATGTCAACACCATCATTAACTGCCCCTGTTGGGGGTGAATCAAACTACATCAAGAGCATCGCACCGGAAGGTATGCACGTTGCCCGTATCTATCAAATCATCGACTTAGGTACTACCGAGCAAGGCGGTAACTTTCCCGGCAAGAAACGCAAAGTTCAGTTTCTCCTTGAACTGCCGATGGAGTTAGCCATCTTCAACCCTGAGAAGGGAGAGCAGCCGTACTACCTACGCAAGGGCTACACGCTATCAATGAACAGCAAGGCTATCCTCCGCAAGGACGTTGAGAGCCTACTCGGCAAGAAGATGACAGACGAAGATGCATCCAAGTTCAACGTCTTCAGTCTACTCGGTGCGCCCTGCATGGTTCAGGTGGTACACGCTGTGAAAGGTGAGAACACCTACGCTAACATCAACAACATGACACCAATGCCGAAAGGTATGGTATGCCCTGCACCGTTCAATCCTACGGTAGTATTCAGCACACAGACTCCCGATATGACTATCTTCACCACCCTGCCATCGTTTGTGCAGGACAAGATCAAGGAGTCGGATGAGTTCATCGCTTACATGGCCTCTCAGATGGAGAGCCACGGCGCACCAGCACTACCACCGAAGACAATCGCTAAACCGAGTGAAGATAATAGTGGACTTCCTTGGGAATTACCAGCAGACTCAACCGGGCTTCCGTTCTAATTTATCGGGAGGCTAACCACCTCCCTTTATTTTAATCTAAAAAGTTTGCAGAATCAAAATAAAAGAGTTTACTTTGTCATTCAATAATTCACAGAGCCATGAAAGCAGAACTAACGATTAAAGTGACCGACCTATACGAGGTCATCAATCACCCTACATTACTCAGGACGCAGCAGATTATCAGCAATGCACCTGAGAGCATCACAGACCGCTTATCTTATGACATCACAGCTGAGAGCCTTAAGCTGGCAAGCGAAGCCATTAAAAGCATCGAAGCAGCACGTAAGGTAGCAACGTCACCGCTGGATGCCTACAAAAAGCAAATCATGGACATCGAGAAGGAGGCAACAGCACCGCTATCCGAGTTCATCACCGAGCGTAAAGCTATGATGTTAGTCTACTCTTCCGAACTGGAACGCATCCAGCGTGAGGCGAACGAGAAGATCAAAGCCGAGGCAGAGGCAGAACTTGCCAACTCAGGAGCGGATACCATAGCCGATATGATGGGGCGATTCACAGACAGGCTCGTTAGCGTTCAGACAGAGCAGCCCAAGAATATCAGAGTAACGAACAAAGCACGTATCATCGAAGGTACACCTCTTCACATGGTAGACTGGGCAGCGGTAGTGTTCGCCCTGATAGCAGCAGAGAAATTCGACTCAGAAGTATTACTCACCGGACTCGCCAAGGCGATGGCTGACACAGGAATCAAAGAGATTAAAGGAATCGAAGTTTACCAACACAAAACACAAGTCATCCGATGAGAACCCCAATCGAATTGTTAATCTACCAGCTTCAGTACCGCTACAACGTAGACCCTAACCCTGTTCTAATGATTGCCATCGAAACAGCTACGGCATTGCTGGTTCAGGAGAAGCAAGCACTAGAGAGCGCATATCTAACAGGTAGACTTTCCGGTGCATTACAAGAACCATACACGACTGAATCGGCTTCTAATTACTACACAGAAACATTTCAGAAGCCATGACGAGAGAAGAGTTCATCTACTACCCAGCCGTTTCGGCATCGAGGATAAAGAAGCACTACACAGGAGACATCAGCTATGCTAAGTTTGCCCTCTCTAAGGGGGCAGACTTCCATCAGCAGCTACTGGAGACAGAGCCGGAACAGATGGTATCGGAGGCAGCAAACGTACACCGCTGCATCATGAGTCACCCTATCGCCTCTCGTATCTACAATGGCTCACAGAAGGAAGTAGCTGTTATCTCAACTGTCACCGTGATGGAGAAGCAGATACCAGCCAAGGCAATGCTTGACATTCACAACATGGGGCTTGGGATAATAGCCGACATTAAGACTACTTCAGCGAAGACGATGGAGGCTTTCCAGTCTGACATGATAAAGCACTACAACCACATTCAGGCTGCTTGGTTCGCCAAGGTGGCAGGGGTTGATCCGAGTAGTTTTTATTACATAGGAGTTCCGGCGAGGGCGAAGCAGGATAGTTCTACCGAGAATGACATCTTCGTATGCCGACATAGCGACCACGACCTACAACAGGCAAACTTCTTAATTGAAGACTACATCAGGAAGGAATGGGATACAGTTAAGAATTCATTTGCTAAATAAAATAACCATGAGCAAAGAAACGATTGAAAGCCAGCCGAAGGTAGGTGTTGTTAAGCCAACTTTTGCTAACCCCTTGTTAGCTGCTGGCGACAAGGTTAATCATCCATCATTTGGGAATGGAGAAATATTTGAAATAAGTCAAATGCTTGGATTTGCTGATGTGAATTTAGATAAAGCATACATTGATAAAAGCGGAAGAAAAAGAGATACAGTAATAGTTCCAATAAGTGAGTTGGTCGCTTGCCGCTAACGGTTTGCAGATTGGCGTTGTTGCCTCACAAATGTTTAATTGAAATACTAAATTAAAAATTATGCAAAAAGTTGAATTAGAAAACATAAGCAATAACGCCAATGTGCTGTTATGTGCCGTTATGGATAGAAACGAGATTACCAATAAACTTAATAAAGTGAACGGATGCTCGTTTAATTATA